TCGGTTCCAAACAAAGCTGGCACACTAGCAGTTATTTTCTTTACAGTTCCCCCAGAAGACCACGCTGTATAATTTGTAGTGTCAATATCATTGCCATCTATATCTTTAAGCGTAAAAGTATGCGTTGTTACATTTGCAACAGTAAAATATTTATCATTTAACTGCGTCATACCAGTAATGCTTTCAATCAAAACAGCATCGCCATTTGCATAAGCGTGTGTTTCATGCACCGTTACAACGCCGGGATTAGCTTGCGTTATACCTGTAATAGTTGTTGCAGTCTGTGGTTCACCTAAATAAATAGCGTCTAATGTCCAAGCATTGTGATCCGTACGCAATAATGTACGCACCTGATAGCTAGGATGCACTAAATACATAATGTCAGCTGACTGAGCAAAACGCAGATTAGGTATATCCGCTGTTAGGTATGGCGTAGCTATCTCATAAATTTTATCAACGCTCACGCCGCTGTCGTATGTTGTAAAGTTTGTAGTATCTATTGCAACGCCAAACAAATCAGTAAGCGTAAATGTATTTGTTGTAACGTTTGCTACTAAATAGTTTCTAGCAGTTAGCTCTGTCATAGCTGATGTGTTGTATAAATACACTTCATCGCCGTTACTCAAGCCATGACTACTACTTGTTAGAACACCCGGACTAGCTTTTGTGATTGCACTAACTGTTTTTGCACTACCTTCTAAAACTTGCAAACCATTACGCAATACACGCATATACTGATTTCCAAACTCTAGCACATAAGTATCAGCTGTTTTAAACTCAAAAGGTATAAGCCGTGTTTGAGCAGAACTATCTTTTACTTCACCTAGATATTCCGTTCCCGGTCTACGTGTTACGCCGCCATGCGGCTGAACAATCATATTGGTAAGATCTGATAAACCTTCTTTGTATTTTGAGATAGAAACACGGCCTTCAAGCCTTGGCGATATTTCACCAGCCGTAAAAGTACTGAGAGCCGGGGCTGATCGAGCCATTAAAACCTCGCTTCAATAAAATCACTTGCCTCAAGCTTTTGTGGTGCTCCTTCCGTGCCATCAACAAACCTAGCTTCTTTAAGCTTTTCTTCATACAAAGATGCAGTAACTTGCACCATCGTAGTTGAGCCAGTAACTGCATACGCTATTTCCATAGCCAATCTTGCGGCTAAAGCTTCAATTAAATTAGCATCATACTGTTGTGGATCAGTTACCCTGGAAACATATTTTATTTTAGCAATAGCTTCATCTGTTAATAATTTACGACCCTCAATTACAAACACCGGGCCACCGCTGTTATTAAACATATTGTCTTGCGGATACGACAAAGTTCCATTTGTAAACTCTGTTACACGCAAACAGAAAGGATCTGTTGGTAGCGCATATTGATAAGCATAACCAAATGCTGGAGTATCGCTTTCCCTTGCAAGCTCGGCTCTTCGCAACAAGCAATTCCAAGGATGCGCCCTAAATACTGTGTCTCTTATTGACTCGTACCTTTGGTTGATTATTCGCGCTGGTTTGCTGTTTTCATCAAGCGCTGTAATATTTGTAGCGCCTAATGTATTGAGCGCAAAGTTTGCAATATCAACCGTACTAGCCATTTACTTTCTCCGTATAAAAGAAGGGGCGGCGAACCGCCCCATCCTAGTTAGTCAACCACATACTTGATGGTTAGCTCTACAGTACCAGTTCCGGCAGCGCCGCCCATAGTAACTGTGATAGCAACACCATCTTCATTGGTATCTGTCTCTGTGCCGGAGCCTAGAGCCAAAGTAGCAAGAATGTCTACCTTCTGTGCAGATGTAGACGCAGCAGCAGCCTTATATGCAGCAGCAGATGCAGATACGGCAGAACCGTCAGCGTCTGTGTGTGCAGCATAACCAACTGACAAAGTTGTAGATGAACCCATTGCATCATGTGCAAGTGATCCTTCTAGCAATCTTGCGCCATCTGGAAGAATAAACATTTCAATAACGTCACCAGACGCTAATGAAGATGCTTCGTATGTGCCATGAGCAACGCGGATACGTCCACCTAGCTCATTTGCTTTGTTCATCACGGCTGGAGTAGCGCGTGAATTAGTTCGCTGTGTCGAATAAACAGTAGCCATTTTTCAGTCTCCTTATTCGTTACAAGCTATTTCTACTACTTTTTCCTCTTCCATGCGAGTAGCACCGACAGATTGGCAGTAGTAGACTTGGGTTGCATATGACTTGTCAGCACGTTCATCAATGCGAGCTGATGGTTCTTTACCAACAGCTAGTTTGATGCCGTCTGAAGCAAACGCAATAACCTGACGGTCACTGTTGCTGTCAGTGGTTAAACGATTTGACACGATAAAGTTAAAGCCAACGAATGTGTTTAGCTCACCTTGTGCCAACGCTTTGACTGTGTTGAAGTCGGATGAAGTTACTGTTGTGTTGTTTAACAAATCAGAGATTTGCTTTGGTGACACAACAATATGCCGTGTGATTGACGGATCAACAGAGTTTGCATCTAAGATCTCTTTAGCGCTTAGAAGCTTTGCTATTGTCAATCCAGCAGATCCATGAGCAATTTTCTGGCTTGATGGGAGCGCTGTAGAAGTAGCACCCTCTTTACCAGTGTTTGCAGTGCCAAGAGCCGCTGTAATGATAACATCATCCATAGCGCGACCCATAGCAGCAGCAGCTGCACGGCTGTAGGTTGAAGTCGGATCAGCAAGTAAACGCACTTTGTCTTGATCATCGATCAAGTCAGCGTACTCATAATCTGACATTGTTACCATACGTCTGCTATGTGGTGTGTCCACCAATGGCGTATCCGCATGGCGCGAAGTACGTAGGACAGCAGATGCTGCACCTACTTGGTCAAAGAAAGCTTTCTCGCCATTCACGCTTTCTACATCAACTGCTGTACGCAGCAACGAACCCATTTGCTGTGATAGCATCTGGATGTTTGCAGAAAACTGTTGCACGAAAGCTGTAGTTATTTGAGTAGACATACGTCTCTCCTTTACAGTTTCAATTAAAGTTTGCTGCGCTTGGTTATCCCTATTGGGGCCGTGCTACTGCTTGGGGCAGCTACTCCGCTTGTCTCACAAGCTTGACGTTGTGGGCCTTTCGGTTATCCACTAAAGATATTCTCTGAGCCTTAACACCTCATCAACTATCTTATCTTTGTTAGGATGATTTTTATCCCAATATGGGCTTGTAGGCAATGTTAATTCGTTAATTTGCCTTTGAGCCTCTTCTGGTGTCATCACTAATTCCGTTGGTTCGCCTACTAGTTTATCTTCGCCTATCTGCTCACCTAAACTAGCAAACATTTTTACAATCTCAGGAACATCTCCTAATAATCGTCCATCTGCCAATTCTATACTATCAAACAGCTCTGTGCCACCTAAAAATGTTCTAGCCGCAGTTTGAGCTAATTCTAGTCTTTGATCAAATGCCTTGCCGTATTCTTTTTGCAATTCTTCAATACCAGCTTGCCGGGCTTCTTCGGCTTGTTGCGTTCTTAGATCCCTAAATCCATTTTCTTGATCTGCAAAATGTGTAGCAAGTTGATTTGCCTGATTTACAGTCAATCCAGCTTCGTAAGCTTTTTGCCGAAGGCTATTTGCTACAGTATCATTTAAACCTTCTATTTTTGTAAAATCATAACCATCAGCGCTTTCTGGCGCTCCTAGTTTTGTATAAACATTTCGCCACTCATCAGGTGTTGCATGTTTTCCCGGTAAAGCAATTTTGTCAGCGCCAATCATTCTTTGGGCGTTTACATAACTTTTTGCTAATGAATTAGCATCAGTGAATTTACGCAATGATGGCTCATTACGCAAATCTTCTGCTAAACTTTCATGAAAGCTAACTGGAGCCACCTCCGCTGCTACAGCTTCTTGAGATCCAGTATCCTGGATTGCCTCTTCGCTCATTTTATTTCCTTCTCTTCGGACAACATTCTGACGATTTGCATAATAGTTGCTCGTTGTCCTTCGTTAAATGTTTGTTCATATGGATCGCCAGAAAACGTAGTGGTCTTAAACCAAAACCTATTTTGCAAGTCCTCAAGCACTCTTTGACCGTCTTCAGTGTTAAACGTACGCCTATAAGCTAATTTTAATTCTTCTAATTTATTCATTCTTCAGCCACCGCTGCTTGTGCTTTTATAAATGGCGCAACTTTATTAGCTTGCTCTGCTTGAACCATTTGCTGTTCTAAAGCTTGCTGCCTTGCTTGTGCCTCTTGCTGTTGCCGCCTTACTTGCTCTACTTCCTCAGTGCTCTTTATAACTCTTGCTGGTAAGCCAGCCGTTTCAACCAGGTACTGCACCATCTTATCCCCATCAAGATAATCAGTAACAGGAGCAACTTGCCCAACTTGTAATAGTATTTCAAAGCCACGTAGCATAGCTTGTAGATCTGTAAGCTTCTGCGCTTTTGCAAGAGGCGATACGTATTCAATATCAATATCTTGTCCTTGTAGCTCCTCGGGAGCTGGTGGGAGGAGACCGCTACCGAGGAGCAATGCAAAAGAACGTGAGATTAATGGTTGGAGCAATTCTGCTTGTAACCTACCCAAAACAGGCCCAAGCAACCGCATTTTCTCTTCGTTCCGCTGCAATACTTCCGTTGCTGTCATTGTTGGCCCTTGCCCTAACAGCAACTGATCAACATAGAAAGCCTGACGTATTGCATTACGTCTTTGCTCTTCCATGTTTAAACCTAACGGATTGTTTGCTCCGATATTTAACGGCTCTAGTCTATCTCTTGTCCCTGATCGATAAAAATTCAAAGATCCCGGTGTTGTTCTTACAGGCAGCATAAACCCATCATCAGGAACCATCAGTGGTGGGTCAATCTGTTTTTGCGCTGCTTTAATTGTCGTTTCTGACATTTTATTCAGCATCTTAACATCAGGCAGTGCAGTCATTGCCGGAGACCTACCGTATTGGCTAACGCTATCTTTAACAAAACGCGGTATCATAAACGGAAAATCATCGAAGCCACCTTCAGATAGCAGCCCTAATCCATCTGCCAAATAATATACAGACGCTATAGGTTTGTCTTTCGCAAACTTACCTTTTGTTTCGCTACGCGGAAATACAGCATGTATAACGTCATGCTCCTTATACGGATCTTTTTCTGCATCTTTTTCTACAGCTTGAGGCAGCATTGTATTAGGAAACTGCATTTTTATAGCACGAGCACTTAATTTAAACTTACGATAAATCGTATCTACTCTGCCATTTGGGTCTTCTGATATACAAATCTCTGCAATATGCCGACATGCAAATCTTAAACCTGACACATCATTTTCAACATAAAACGCACCTGTACCAAAAACCACTAGGTCATAATACAGCTC